TAGATTGAATCTCCTGGTAATGCATTTGCGGAAGCAATGATCCACCAAAGACTTGAATCTTGATAAAAGTCAAAAGCAATTAAGTCTAGCCTGTCGTTTACAGTTGTAATAACATAGTAATCACTATCGGTTGGCTGTATTGTCGGATATACGTTAGTTTGATAGTAAGCGCTTCCGGTTACATCTAACTTAGTTACTGGTATGTTTTGATATCTCGATTGCATTATCCTCCAATTAATACTGAGTTACTTAGATTGAAATCTTCTACACCTAAGCCGCCTAAACCGCCTCTCCTAGGTTGAACTTGTGAGGCGGGAAGGGGTGTTGTCTGTCCCTGGTTAGCATTCTGTACACCTGTAGCAAGACCAGTAGAATTCGAATTATTTGTAGAAACGAGAGTTCGTCTATCTGCAGGTGTTGTTGCAGTTGGATCAATGAAACGATCTTTATTTGCAATCAACGGCACAAAAGGATTTTCTTTATTAACCTTTCTAGGTAGTATGTCCATTATTGGTTTGAATGAACACTGTATTGTTACCATGTGTGGAAGCTGTCTTACATCATCTTCGGCACCGAATTGATTTAGTAATATTTCCCATGGGGTAGTATTGTTATCAATAGTTACGTTTACGTTTTCAAGGAAACCAGGCATTCTATAAAGATAATCACCGATAGTTAATTTTACAACATTACCCCGCATTAAATTATAATTGGGAGAATAGTCTGGATATACCTGTGATATTAATTGATTTATCTTAGTGTACATTGGTAACATTTCTTGCCTGCTTTGAACAAAAGCCTTGAATGTGAATCCAATCGTTCTATCAAATCCTTGATAGGTCCTAAAAGTCTCCCCTCTACCTAAATACTTAAAAGTATTATATTCTGCGCTATTACTATCGGAAATTTGACCCTCTAAGAAAGCTCTAAAAATAAGTGCTGTAGAAAAGTTTAAATTATCGTTATCTATGCACTCGAAAGCAAACTTGATTATATCCTTTGATTCATTGCCTGCAACCTCCCACGGGTCCTTCTGGTAAGGATTATAAAAAAACTGATTAGGATTCTCTACTCCTTTTGCTAAAAGGTTTAGCATATTTAACGAATCTTGTCCGTTATTAGTAGTGTCAATGTATCTAGCTCTTACTCTAGCCGCTCCTGGATTACCTATACCTAAACCGCCAGTACCGTTAAAAGGGTTTGCAATATTCAAATCGCTGTAGTTAGATCTTGGAGTTCCAGCAGGTAATAAATTTCTAAAATCTCTAATCGGTTGATCGATAGGTGTACGCGTATCAGTACCTTGACTAGCAATCTGCTGGTATGTTAATGCAATAGTAGAATAAGCTACTCCAGGTTTACCTTCAACAGTAAATTTAGGGTCAGGTCTTGTCTCACTTATCTTAGTTATATTGGTATCAGTATATCTAGATATTCTAGTAAAACCGATCCCGTATACGGAACCAGGCCCTCCTAAATAATTGAATAACTGATTCTGTACAGGAGATATTCCCAACCTATCTACTAGCGTAGGATCAATTCCTGTACCTCCTACTATATCAGGATTAGTAATAAAGTCGGTAGACCCAATAAGCTTTAAAGCTCTTAATATCGAAAGTCTATTTGTTGCTTGCGTATTATTTTGAGGTGCACCTACAATGTAGGCGTAAGTCTGTTGCGGTCTCTCGTAAATGGTAGGACCAACACCATGCCTGTTAAAATGTGCTCCTGTACCCTGAAATTGTACCTGGGCGAGAGTATTAAGGGGATTATATACGTTGGTTACGGGTAAAAAAGTATTACCTAGGCTTGGACCTGCGAAAGTCAGTGCATTAGGTACCTGTATTCTCGGATTTGTAAGTTGTAATCCGAGTTGTTTTTCGATAAAAGCAGTACCCCTTGGGGCGTCTTTGAAAAACTTTTGTATTCTCTCTCTATCTAAGGTTGCCGATACAATACTAGAACCGGCAGTTAGTAATTGAGTTATCGCACCTCCACGTACAGGAAAGTCTAAAGCAGTTCTATTAATTTCATAATAACCTCTAATTCCTGACGGTGCCTGTTCGTTGTCGATAGGGAATTGCATGTAGGGTTGATTACTACTGCCGCCACCAGGTCTATCTCCGCCAAAGCGAAGACTAGTTAAATCTGTTCTGAAATTAATTAGAGGCATGTTAACGTCCTGTGCTTGATTTAATAAAATCTAAATAAGTTGGTTGAGGTTTTGCACCATACGTAACATCAATTGGGTTTTCAGATACTGGAACTATAGATGATGCTCTAGGTACAGACCCGCCTCTTATTGTTGCAGTAACATTAGAAGGCACTCCTTCAAAAATACCCGAAGGATTTGTTCTGCCTTGTTTGCTTAGCTGGGATTGCTCGATTTGATCTAGTAAGTCCATATTTTATGCTTTATCTAGTCCGTATAACTGGTTAGCATTATTTCCTAGTATAATGTAACCTACTTTCTGACCGTCTAAATAAACGTCCCCTGTATTACGAGTTCCATTTACACTACCTGTTTCTTTTCCTGTTACTTTAGTAGCACCGCCTACGTTTACATTTTGTTGTTTAGTACCTTGCTCTACAGTTGTACCGATAGAAGGAGCAGCTTCGCCAAAGTTCATTCCGCCTATGGTGTTGGCAGCGCCTCTCAATCCTCCTGCAAATCCTGCAGTACCTGCTCTTACAGAGCTTGCAAGACCTTTGAACTTATTTGCATTACCGCCAAAGAACCCGGCTACGTTACCTATGAGATCCAATATACTTGCTACAATATCCCCTATCATTTGAACGGCTCCAGCTAATCTGTTTATAAGCCCGGTAACAAAGCCTTGAATTTTTTGAGGGTTAGTGATAAAATCTAAGATACCAGATTTTTCAATGAACTCAATAAAGATAGTCTTGATTCTGTTCATTGTCTCAGTAAGACGTTCGGCAGTAGAAGTTTGCGTAATATAGTTATATGCATCTTCTCCGATCTTTTTGCTTATTTCTGCCTGTGTTAAACCTCTTTGCTTTAGTATTCTTAACTCTTCTTGAGCCTGTTTTAAATTGGTTGCGCCAAGTTTTCTATAATAGTCTTGCTGCTTAAGAACATCAGCTAAACCGTCTCTAGTCATACCTACGGATTCTGCGATTGCTTCTTGCTGTATTCTATTCATCCGTAAATACTCATCAGTACTTCCTACCTGAGTATTAATCTCTTTTGCAAGAGTTACGAGATCGTTATTAAGAGCTGCTTCACGAGCTCTAGTAAGATTAAGCTCCTTGCCGGTTAATACTTGAGCTTCCATCTCTTTACTAATACTACCTTCAAAGTCTAGGAAACTACTAGCGATTCCGTCGAGCTGTTTCATCTCGTAGCCCATTGCTTTAGTTATCATCAAAGACTTAGCAAGCTTTTCAGGGTATTTTGTAAAGGTCAGTCCAAGAACGCCGGCTTGTTTACTGGCTTGAGTCAGTACCTCTCTGAATTCAAATGCAACACCAGTCTCGAATTCAAATGCTTTGGATTGAGCTAAAATACTCTTTGTAAGCTTTTCAGCGTTTCTGCCCGTCGTAACACTAGTTTGTGCTATAGCTTTTCTCGTTTCTAGTTCAAGGCCTGCAATCTCTTTTAGCTTGATATTATTCTCGAGAATACTGCTAGTAAACTGACTTCTGACACCGAGTGCTTTTGTGAGTTCAGCTTGAGACTCCATCAATCTAGTCTCGTTAACTACTATATTATCGCTAGCCTTAGCTATAGCTCTAAACTCTTCTTTTACTCCTTTAGCTCTATCTTTTGAGATACCTACATTACGGGCAAAATTAGTTAATCCTTGATCGATACCTAATACTAGATCAACAACCCCTTTAAGTATACCGACTAATCCACCAAGTAGACCTCCTATGATAGGGATTTTGCTGATTATGTCTTGAAAGCCTCCAAGGAGACTTGTAGCGCCGGTACCGGAAATACCTCCACCGCCTACCCCGTAGCCTCCTCCAATTCCTCCTGATACTAGACCTGATGCTTGAGCTAATGGAGCTGCAACACTACTCTTTATTAATCCTCCTATAGCTTTAAAAGGGGCAGATAACTTATCTAACCCTGCTTTAATACCAGCTACGAGTCCAGCTATTCCCAGTACCCCTAATATTCCGGCTGCTGCGCCTTTACCTCCACCGCCTCCGCCTGCGCCTGCTGCGCCTGCTGTGGTTCCGCCTCCACCAGGCGGTATATTTGCTCCTCCGCCTGCTCTAGCTCGAGCAATATCGATTTGTCGCTGTCTTTCTTCTTTTGTTCTAAAGAGATTTGCAAGTCTACCGCCAACTCCTCTTTCTTTATTTATGTCTGCAATCAACTTCTTTTCAGTAATAAGAGCATCTTTCTTTTTCTTTGCCTCCATTTCCATAGCTCTTAACTGTCCGCCTGCGGTACGTTGAAGAGCTGCTTGCTTCTTTCTTTCAGCACCCAATTCTCTTTCGATCTGTTTAATTAGGTTTTTATTTGCTGTAGTAGAATTAGCTTTTTTTCTTTCTGCTAATTCTTCTTCTAACTTCTTAACCTCTGTAGTAACCTTACTGTACTTGTTTGCATCAATAACGGCCTTTCTCCCTAATTCTTTGATTTCTTTTTGTAATCCTAACTCTTCTTGCTTAGCCTTTCTAATCTTCAAAGACATAGCAAGATACTGGTTCATAAGGCTAAGATCTTCTTCCCTTATTGCACCTACCTGGCTCCTAGCAAGAGCTTCTTGCTCTTCTCTTTCTTTTTTTGTCATTCTATCGGCCATACTGTACTATTCTCTAAATAAATAGCTATTTACCTCTTTTTTACCTTCGAGACATAAGTAGGAGGTTCTACCTTAGATTTGATATCTGGCTTAGAAATCAAAGGTTTATCGGCAGTAACGGTCTGGCGCTCGTTCTGTATTTCTTGGAGCTTTTCTAGATGCTCGTTGATAAACCTGATATTGAGACGGCGTTCGTTGACCGGCATATCCATGACTTCAGACCATGAAAAGCCTCCACCGCCATGGTAAGTAAGTTCGAAAACCTCTCTTTTATAGATTTGACGATACTCAACTCCCGGGAAAAAAAAATTCCGCTGTCAGCGGCAGGCTCTCCTCGACCTCTTTTCCGGATGATAGTGTAAAATTGACTGTTAGATCAATATCTGGCGTAATTGATCCAATATAGGATCTTAGCGGATTAGAATCTTTAGCAATTAACGCATTATCAACGAATTCTCTTACTGTCTTAGGTTCGTAATCACCGTTAACTGAAAGAATTTGTCTCTTAAGTCTAGTGGTAATTTCGCCGGCAGAAAGATTAACTTTCTTTAAACTCTTAATTTCGGCATCGATTGCTTTTTCGTCCTCTACAGTAAAGAGTTTGAACGTTACTGTATTTTTGGAATGAGGTAGCTGATAGGTAAATTCGTTCTTATTCTTAAAGATACTGAAATCTACTGTTTTGTTTTTTAAAGTCTGCAAGTCAATAGTAACAGTCTCTTTTGTTTCAGTTTCTGCGTCCGTATACTCAAAGCTATACTGGGAGCCATAAGCGAGAATACGTGCAGCAATCAACAAAGCGTTTCTATCACCTAATAAAAGATCCTCAAATTTTATTGGGGATTTAATGAGAGACTGTAGCATTCTTTCGATTGCTATACCTTGCTTCAATAAATTGACATTCGTAAGAATATCCTCCTCACGAGCAGTCATATACTTCATTTCGACGGCTCCGGAAGAAAGGGGATTTGTTGTTTCGTAAATTTTACCTTGAGAAGGTAACTCAATAGTTTCAGTAGGAATTGTAAACTTTTCAGACATAATCTTGATTTAGTTATATATTGATAAATATATCAAATATAACTTTTCTTACTTGATCTTAAAAATATCTCGTACAAAACCTACACCATACTTGTAAAGATCAAAGATGATAACTAAAATAATTCCTAGGATAGTTGAATAGAGTATAAAAAAGAATATCCAAGTTTGCTGCCAACCGTCAGTCTTACCTTCGATAAATGCAAGCCAGAATACAGTAGATGCTCCTGATATAGTAGTCAAAACAAGAATAGTACGAATAATGATTAGGATAAAGGCAATTTCAAGCCAGAATCTAGCAATTAAATACCCTAAAGCAACTACCGTTAAAGAAACGATGAATAATGTTAACCAGCTCATAACTTTTATTTTATACCTAAATATACATATTCTCCGCTTTGGAAACAACTTTTTACAGTAAAATAACCTATTGAGAATCAATAAGTTATGAACATTAAGATTTCCGTAATACTATAAAAAAAGCCGCTTTTTAGGCGGCTTTCTAACTCATTGAAAATCAAGTAGTTTTAGTAGTTCAGGATACAGTAATCCATTCCGATACCTAGTTCTATTGTAATTGCGTCTTGATTTGACCAATCGTAAGATCCGAAGTTTGCAGTCTTAACGAAAGCTCCTTTGATAATCCACTCAGAAACTACATCTCCTACAGGTCCGAGAATTGATAGATTCAGGTCTTTCTTATAGAAATCAGAATATCCGTCACGTCCGGTTACAGATTCGTGTGATAGACGAATCCACTCCATACAAGCCTGTTGTCCGGAAGGTGAAATTGGATTATAAAGATTTAAGGTCATGTCCTGCCATTCGGCCTTACCTTTGATCTTACGGTATACGTTGATATGGTCAAGCTTTACTTCATTCAAGTTAATATTGGGTGCAGTAGCACTCTTAATCATGAAAGAAGGAATGCCGTCGATATACATGATAAACCGGTTCTGAACGGTAGGTTCATAGGCCGTAAACATTATTTCATTTGGATCTAGTACTGGCATTTTATTCTATGTTTTATATAAATATCTGTTAATACAAAACTTATTTTCCGAGGAATCCACCTTCGCCTGAACCGCCAGCAGATTTTTGAACCTTACTTGTAGCAGAGCTTCCCATCTCCTTAGCTACCTGGTCAACTGTCTTACCTTTGAAAGCCTCAGGATCTTTGTCCATTGCTTTTTTAGCAAGAGCTTTCATACCTTGTGTAACAGCTACAGCTAGCGTTGCACCTCCTCCTAGAAGTTTAAGAACACTCATTCCAAACTCTTTTGCAATCGCAGGATCGTTTATTAGTTGTTGAATAGGTTCAGCTAACTCAAACTCTTTAATCTGCTCTGTGTCTTTCTTTGTAGGAGCTTCTGCTACCTTAGTCTCCATTTCTTCTACTCCCTCTTCTTTCATTTTGCCGGTAGCTTTTACTTCAGGAGCTTTTTTCTCTTTCTTTTCTTTTGGCATTTTAACAGCCTCGGTATAAGCACCGCCTGACATATCTCCTTTTTTAGCCTCGGCAAGTACTTGCTTGGCAAGAGATTCAAACAATTGCTTGGATAAATGCAATCTAACTTTTGTATTATTTTTCATCTAGAGTTATTTTTTAAATTATGCTCCAAAAGTTACACCAGTTGGTAAGATGTTGAAGTCAAGTTGGATGAATTCTGCAGTTCTAGTAGGCTGTAAGTAAATAGCACCTACAAGAAGATTGCGATCTATCACATCAGGTGTGTTATTGGTCTCGTCCATTACTACGCGGAAGGCATAAAGACCTTGACGCTGTTGAACGTAATCAAGATATGGGTTAACTTGAGAAAGGAAGCGATTACGTGTAACGGCTGTATTCTGCTCGAATACAAGAGTCTGTGCAATTTGACCAATATACCCTTTAAGAGCGATCAATAGACGACGTACGTTTACTCTATCAAGTGCAGAAGCACGAGCTTGTAAAGTTTTTTGTCCGTATACTACTGTACCTTGGCCTGGGAATACTGCAATTGGATTTACTCTTCCAGTATATAATGTATTGCGCTGAGCTACAGTAAGACGTCTTTCAGGCTGAATCACAGTTGGAAGACCTCCACGGTTAAGACCTGCTGGTGCAAACCACTCGGCAGATACTTTATCATTGTATTCGTATACTCCAGGAATAATCACAGAAGCAGGTACGAAATTTAAGCGACCAGTTTCGATTGAACGAACCTGAACCCATGGCCAATAAGTAGCACCGTAGCTGTTGTCGTAAGACTGAGCAGCAGTTGTTACTGAATTGATGGCTTGATTGTATCCAACCATATCTACTACTGCAATAGCATCTCCACGGTTCTGAACCATGCTAAGAAGGCTACTAACAATAGATGTTGCATTCTGATTTGTGATACCAGGTGCATAAATTGAGTCGTATACGTACTGATCTTGGTTAGCTAATAGATTGATTGCAGTAGCGTAGTTATCAGGGAATACACCTTGAATATTTGTGGCTGAGTTAGAACCTACAGAAGCTACAGTTGGGATTTGCTCAAATAAATTTAATGCAGCTAAACCAAAGCATCCATACAAAGGACCTACTGCACCACCAAAGGCACCGTTTTGAGATCCGCTTCCGTTTTGAGGAATAGAAGCTGTATAAGCAGAATATGCCTGACCTTGTGGATTTAAGTAGTTAGGTGTAGGCAGGTTAACATTCTTAACGCGTACATACAGAGATGAGTTAGGATAGCTACCTGTAATCTCTAAATACTGCTGTCCGTCGCTATCGGTTGCTACAGTCTGTGTTTGATCACCGATTACGTAAGCAATGTAGTTATTTTGATTTGGATCTAAAGATAGATTAGTCCAAGTCTCAAGTACTGTTTGGTTTGAAGTATAGTCATCACCTCTTCTAATAAGGAGTGTAAATACGCCAGAAGCAGAATCGGCTTGAGTTACTTGCCATCTAACATTGTTTGCGGATCCGGAAGGAAGTATTCCGTTAGTTGCTGTAGTTGCACCTGCGTTATTGTTCATGATGGTACCTACTGAAAGGGTCTCAAGAACAAATGGGCTTTCACCGGAAATGCCGCAAGGGATGAGTGAGGATGAAGCTGCGCTATATGAGCCGCTAGCAACTCTTGTCACTAAAAGGGAAGTACCTCCCTGCTGGAAATAGTTATAAGCAGCTTGAGAGGTCAAATATTCGTAAGTATTGCTGTTGGAAACAAATGTAGTTCCAAACTTAGCTTTATACTGAGAATATGAAGTTACGAGGGTTGGGATATTAGGCTTTCCTACTACAGTTGGGCCGATTAAGGCGGCTCCTACTGTTACCGGACCTGCTGTTACCTGGGAAAGGTCGTTTTCTCTTAGGAATACACCTGGTGAAATTAATGCTTCTGCCATTTTAATGATTTATTTCTAGTAATAAATATCAGTCCGTAAAGGCAAAACCTAATTTATTCCCAAGGAGTACTCTATTAAACAGATAG